TTGCTACTAGTGGAGAACAGGAAGTTACTCTAGATAATCCAATTATCCTAGTAACTAATACTAAGTGCACTAATCCAGGAGACCTAGAATCGTTCTTCAAATATGTCCATGAGAATAACTTATCTTTTCTTCTAATTATGGAAGAACTGGATAAAATGGCTCTAGCATATGCTATTGAGAATATCAATAAAGGACTTCTAAAAGGAGCTATCATTACTCCTCCTGGAGTATCTAATATGAGACAGTTTATGCTAGAAGACTTAGCTATTATTACAGGAGGTAAATTTGTAGATAGATTCAAGAATCACTCCTTAGCTAATGTACAATTAGGACATTTTGGTAAAGCAGAGAAAGTTATTGTTTCTAGAAAGAAAACTGTAATCTTAGGAGGTAAAGGGGAAACTGCTAAAATAGAAGAGAGAATCAAATCTATTGAAAAGAATATCCAAGAATCTGAAAAGAATATTGATACTAGACATAAAGATAGATTAGCTAAAATGTTTGCAGGTGTATCTACTATATATGTAGGGGGTGTTACAGAGATTGAAAGAAAGGAAAGATATGATAGAGTAGATGATGCTAGAAGAGCTACACAAGCAGCTTTAGCAGAAGGATTTATCATTGGTGGTGGAACAGCTCTATACAAGTTATCTAGTCAGATTAAACCATTAGAGAACTTTTCAAGCTCACAACTAGAAGGTTTTAAGCTCATTCAGGAATCTATTAAAACTCCATTCAGAACTATTGTATCTAATACAGGAAAGAGTGTAGAAGTAGTAGAGAATGAACTCCTGAACTTTGACAAGAAGCTAAACATTAAATCTGGATATAATGCTAGAACTGGGACTATGTCTAAAGACTTAGCTAAGGATGGTATTATAGATCCTGTTAAAGTTACTAGAACTGCACTAGAGAATGCAGCTTCAGTAGCAGCCTTATTATTCACAACAGAATGCGTTGTCTACTATAAAGACAATCAGCATGAACCTTTACAAATGGATGCAGGAAATATACGGTAATCCATATGACTTTAGACCTTATGAGGCTTATTGTGCTAATACATGGAGAGGATTAAATCATGATAACAGATTAGCTACTTTAGTAGAGAAAGGAATAGCTACACTAGAGATGGTGGAGAATATTCTGATTATGGATAATAGAGTAGACTTATTAGGAACTAGCATCATACTCCCATCTACTAAGATGAGACAAGTATGCTGGTTTACAAAATATGAATATACTAAAATACTAGATAAATTTTATGGACAACAAACTATCAGCAATAGTGGAGGGATGGAAGAACTTTATATTCCATGACCCAGAGATTGAAAAAATAGCATTAGAAAGAGCTAAGATATGTTCTACATGTGATGAGAATACATTTAGTATATGTAAACTTTGCGGATGCCCTCTTGCTTCTAAAACAAGAAGTACTAAATCAACTAATTTATGCCCACTAAATAAATGGGATAAAATAAATACAGACAATGGCAATACTAAGTAAAGGAGAGTACCTAGGTCTACATAAACAAGGAGAACTATATTTACATAAGTTCAGACCTATGGCAATAGCATTTAATAATCAAGTAGAATATGTTAGGATTGGTAAACCAAATACTAAGTTTGCTGATGATAGAGATTATGTTACTGAAACATTAAATGAACAAGAAGAGAAATTAGTAGATGAGTATAACTTATCAAAAACAGAATAATGGAATTATTTGAATTAAATAATGGAATAGTAACATATAGTCCAATAGCTCTAACCTTAGAGCCTTTTAAAGTTTTATGGAAAAGAGATAGGTCTAAAGATAAATCTATCGCTATATTAGAGCTTAGCTATGTGTACTACTCCACAGACTATAAGTCAGATTTCTCTGATATTATAGATCCTAAAGAAAAATCTAAAGAGATAATTAAAGTATTATTTCCAAAGGATACTAAGTGGAAACCTGATGATAAGGTTCAGACAGCTATAGAGTTCTATAGAGAAAGAAGTGAGACTATTACTACTAGATTATTAGAAAATGCTATGATGGCTGTACATAAGATATCTACATACCTATCTTCTGTTGATTTAACAGAGGTAGATGATAGAGGTAAACTAGTACATGATGCTAAGAAAGTAGCAGATACTGTAGGGGCTTTAGATAAGCTTATAGACTCTCTAGCTAAAGTAGAAGAGAAGGTTAAGAAAGAAAAACAAGTTAAAGATAAGATGAGGGGATCCACAGAGAAGAAATTATTTGAAGATGGAATCTAGTCTATTGATAATCAATGGGATATAATTTTAATAAATACCAAACTGCTCTACCAGAGGAGTTTTTAAGTTCTCTTAAACAGACTATCAAATCTGACTTAATTGAATACATAGACCAAATCCCTTTTATTAGGAATATGGCTAATGTAGATAGACTCTATGCTAGAGATGTTCCTATGGACGAAACTGGTAAAATCATTGTAGACATAACTAATCCTCATATTCTAGAGAATATGGACTACTTTAGAGAAGCAGCTATTCATTTTCAAACTCATGGCACTTATACTTTTATTTACCCAAATAAGGCTCCTAACAGTGAATATGTAAAGTTCTGGAAGGAAGAAGCTAGAAGATGTAGGGAAGGACTTATTAGAGAAGATGGTGAATGGATTACAGGATACTACTATTTCTACCTCAACTACTCAGTTATCCAAAAGATTATAGAGAGAGAAGGGTCTAAGAGAGCAGATAGAGTAACAGACTTTCCTAATGTATATGATGGTGACTACTTATATACACATTACATGGAAAAAGCTAGAAATGAAGGTAAGCATGCTGCCATTCTTAAAAAGAGGGGAGCAGGTTTCTCATTTAAAGCAGGGTCCCATTTAGCTAGAAACTTTGTTCATGGAGAATCTGAAATAGCCTATCAAGGTATTAAATCATATGCTATTGCTAATGAAAAGGAATACCTTACAAAGGATGGTGTACTTAATAAGTTCATAGATATTGTAGACTTCTTAGCTACACATACTCCATTCCCATCCCATAGAGGTCTTAAGGACTCTATGAATGATATGCACTGGAAACTAGGATATAAAGACTCTGAGAGTCTGATAGAGAAAGGTGTTAAGAATGAAGTTATTGGTGTAACTCTTAAGAATGATCATGAGAAAGCTAGGGGTAAAAGGGGTAGTTTGATTATGTGGGAAGAGGCAGGTAAGTTTACCTCCTTTCTATCTGCATGGCAAATTGCTAGACCTTCAGTAGAGGAAGATGGCTATGCTTTTGGACAAATGGTTTGTTATGGTACAGGTGGTACAATAGGAGCAGACTTTGAAGGTTTACAAGAAGTCTTCTATAGACCTGAAGGATACAACATTTTAGGAATACCTAATGTTTATGATAAGAATGTAGAGAATGGAGCTAAATGTTCCTTCTTCTTTCCTACCTATCTAAATGCCAAAGGATATTATGATAGTAATGGAAACTCAGATGTTATAGGAGCTCTACTACAAAAGATAATCAACAAAGATCATACTAGATATAACACAGCAGACCCTAACTCTGTAATCCAGGAGATGGCTGAAAATCCTATCACTCCTCAAGATGCAATTATGAGAGTAGAGGGAAATAGATTTCCTACTGCAGAACTTAGAGAACATCTTTCTAATATCTTACCAAATAAAGAATCTTTTGTTTCTTCACATTACATAGGTATTCCTATAGTAAAAGCTGATGGCACTGTAGAGATAGATATGATGTCAGGCAAATCACCTGTTAGAGAATTTCCATTAAAAGATAATAAGAATAAAGAGGGTTGTGTGGAAATCTTCCACATGCCTATTAGAAGGGCAGATGGTACTATACCATATGGTAGATACATAGCTGGGATGGACCCTTATGATGATGATGAATCAGGGACTAACTCATTAGGTTCATTATTTATCTTAGATACTGTTACTGATAGAATAGTAGCAGAATATACAGGAAGACCTCTTACAGCTAAGGAGTACTACTCTAATTGTCATAAAATACTACAATACTACAATGCTTTATGTAACTATGAGAATGATAAGAAAGGTTTCTTTGCATATATGGAGAACCATCATGGACTACATTATCTATGTGAGAATCCGCAGATTCTTAAGAACATGGATATGATTAAATTAAACTATGTGGGAAACAAGGTTAAAGGCACGAACTCTGGAGCTAAGATTAATGCTTTTGGTAGAAGTCTATATGCAGATTGGTTAAGAGAACCTGCTTATGGTAGTGATGAAGATAAGGATGGTAATCCAATAATAGTACCTAATCTATATAAGATCAGAAGTATAGGTCTTATACAAGAAACTATAGCTTGAGATTCTAAATCCCATGTGTAGTCTAAATCACTCTCAAATTCTTGAGTAGGGTACTTAGATAAAAGAGCTTCTAAATCATCTCCAAAAGATTTTTGTTGAATCTTAGTGATAATGTTAGATACTTTCTGAGGTGATTGTTGCCACAATGCACCTAAATGGTTCTCGGTAGTTAAACCTTTCCAAGAACTAGCATCCGTCATTTGTAATGGACTTATTTTCATTTTTTATTTTATATTTAATTGGGTTATTTACTATGTTATAAAGTAAGAGTATCTATAGCTTTCAATGTACCTTTTAAAGTAGTACTATGTGTAGCTGAAGATCTAGTCTTGCCTGAACCTAGTTGAGTGCTTTGTAAAGCATCTTCTAAGTCTTTAACAACACTACTCTTAGTGCTTGTTTTTAAAGTAGAGAAATCTGAGAATCCTTTTGTTACTGTGAATAAGTAATTAAGTTTTAATTCTATTCCTTCTCTATCTTTTTGTAAAGCTGCTCCTAGTGCATTCAGGGGATTACCTGCGTCATCATAAGCAGCTACTTTAGTCATATTAGCAAAAACTTCATCCTTAACTCTAGAGTTCATTGGAACTCCAGGAATGATAGCTTCTGTTTTTTGGATAGTATCCTTAATACGAGCTAAATTATCTTCATACTGTTTTTCTAGTGCTTTCTCTTCTTTAGCCTTATTTTCATTCAGAGTTTTAATTTTCTCTGTTTCATAAGTTTTAAGATTATTAAGAGCTTCTTTAGAGTCTTCTAAATCCTCTCCTAATTCTACACTACGTTTAGCTAACTTCTCAGCTTTTGTTTTCTCAAAGCCTCTAGAGAGATAATCCTGTGTAATAAGTGTTAGTCTAAGGTCTTCATCTTCCTCAAGTGTAGCTACATTAATTTTGTTAAAGCTTTCTATGTTTTTAAGACTACTTACTACAGTTTCTTCAGGAATACCATTTCTAATAGATTCAAGATAAGTTCTTTGGTTTTCAGTTAAATCCGCAAATTCATTCTCCCTAATGGTTCTAGCTATAATACCTTTTAAATCTGCAAAAGATTTAATTTCTTCATTCTCGTTAAGAGAGATGAGACCTTCTTCTGAAAGAGCTAGAGCAAAAGTGTTATATGGAGAAGAAGAGGACCCTGTAGAAGAAGGCTCATCATCTGTATCTATATCAGTACTGTTGTCTGTGTTACTATCATCATTGTTAATGAACTCTGAAAGATCTATAGTGTCTTCCGTACTTTCCTCTTCTTCAGAGGTTGCTGCAGGACTTGCTGCAGGTTCTTCAGTGGTGACATCATCTGGTACTTCTACCTCATCAGTCTGTGTGTTAAACTCTATTTGATCACTCTCTTCTAGATTAAAATCTAGATTATTAAATAAATTCTCCATATTTATTATTAATTTACAATATTATAAACTATCTTTTACTTTCTCTATCAATCTAATATGCTAATTTATATAAAGCTAAAATGTCCTATAGCACTTTTAGGGTTTAGCCTTTTTTGCTGCAGATATCCTAGCTTTTTCTAAATCAGCTTTGATTTTCTTTTCATTCTCTTTAGACTCATGTTGTCTCTGCTTTTCATTCTCTACAGCTTCAAATTGAGTACTAAGTTTTAATTTCTCTAATTCTACTTCATCCTTAACACCATCCCCATCAGCATCTAGTCCTCTGTCAAATACATGTAGACCTGCTTTTAGTTGTTCTAGTGTTACAGCTTTCTCAAGTTCCTTATCCATCTTAGCAAAATCATGAGCTCTGTCAAGTTCTTTCTCTTGAGCTTGAGCTTGTAAAGCTTGTTCCTGCATTTGTTGTTGCATCTCTTGAGTTTTCTGATCTCTCTCAATCTTATCAAGTTCTGACTTCTCAATCTTACGTCTAATACTAGATAATGAATCTGTAGTATAGATATCCATTAACTGACTAAAGTTTAGTTTATCATTCTGGATACCAGCATGAGCTAAACTTCTAAGTTCATTTAATATCTGAGCATCTAAACCACCATCTGTAATACAGATATCAAAATCTATTTCTCTAATGTCTTCACCATTTACAGTGATCATTTGAGTAGACATATCATCTAATACAAATTGTAGTTTCTTATTCTTAGTATTTTTCCAAGCAATCTTAGCAGTCTCTAATCCTATCTCTAAAGTTCTTCTCTTGACATCAGCATGTTCTGAGAACCAATATTCTGTAATATGACTAGACTGACTTACTGCTCTTTCTACATTACCTACAAGTTCATTAGAAGATACTTGCCCTTGTCTCTGTGCAGATACCCCAGCAATCTCTCCTACTTCTTGTTTAATGTAAGCCATTAAGTTCATGTACATCTGAATGGTATTACCCATTTCCATGTCAATAACAGGAGCATTCTGATTCATAGCTCCTGCTAATTTACCCATAGCAGCTCCCTTAGTACCTTCATTAAACATATCTACAGGAGCAATCTTCATGTACTTAGCATAGCTAATCCATTTATCTACTTCCCATCCTGCAGGTATTTCATGTAAAGGCATTCTCATAATCTTACCCCAGTTAGTAGCAATAGCTAATTCTGTGTTATACATTAATGAGTTATACATATATTGATAAGGTTTCATTCTGTCCATTAAAGACATCCCCTTATTATCATTTGTGTTATATACAGTTCCTACTATACCTGGATGACATAGTGATGGATTCTCCATACTTCTAAACTGTATAGGTCTAGGTTGCATCTTAACATAGATACCTTCATCTTGAGATAATGTAGCTCCTCCTCCTATTTTATGTCCTTCCCACCATTCAGATATCCACAATAGTTTTTCTTCCTCTCCCTCATCTTTATTAATCTGATAGTTCTCAGGCATTAACTCATACTGCTCTTCTCCAAATTCATCAAAGAATTTAACTTTCTTCATCTTACGCATAGACTTCCAGTATACTTTTAATACACGGATATTACCATTTAAATCTATTGGTGATGAAAACTCTTTAACTCCCATTTCAAATACAGCAGTATCAATCTTAACTGTAAGTTCTGATGGGTCAATAACTAGGTCAGGATAATTAGTAGCAAGAGTCCCGTTTTTAGCTAACTCCTCTATCTTGGAAATATCAGTTGGGGAGAGGTATTCATGATATTCATCTATAATCTTTCCAGGAGGGTAGTAACTATCTATAACAATAATCTCAGAATCTTCTATATAAGGAGACTCACCAGATCTTTGTGTATAAACATTTAGAGGATTGTGTTTGATAAAAACAGGTTCTCCTGCTATAATATCCCATTGATATATTTCTTCTGCTGATAATAAAGCATCTTTAAACCCTTTATCCCACTTAGATTTCATCTTCTGTTTTTCATAAAGATGTTTTAAAATCCAAGTACCAGTTTGTTCTCTTAAATCTTGAAACTCAAAAGTCTTGTACTTTTGAAAGTCTATTAATCTCTTTTTAAGTTCTTCCTCATCATAATCCCCTTTAGAGATAAACTCTCCTATAATCTTAGATAAATCTCCAGCAAGTTGTTTTTCCTTACTAGATATAGCATCATCATTAATTACTCTTACTCTCCAATC